TCTTTGCGAAAGAAGTGTCCATTCGCCGCCATGCAATATTCGTCATCAGGCTCATATTCATTGTTCAGCAAATTATCAACTGATACTGATTGATACTTGCCATCAACGATTGTGTCCGGTGACACATTGTATTGCATAATGAGGTGCGGATAAAGAGAATTCAAATCGAATGATACAACCCAATCATACATTCCGACCTTTGGTTCTTTGACATAAGCACCAGCATACTGAGCATTCTTAGATGAAACTTTTTTCTGCGGTACAACGATGCCTTTCTTTATCAGATGATTGTGTGTTAGTGTGTCCCACATTCTCACTTGTGTAAAGACATCGGTGAGATTCACTTTCGCATCATATGCAAGGGCTAACACCATGTCAAGAAACTTCATCTTGTCATCGATACGACCAACCAGTTCAACGTCTTTGATGTTATACTCGATAAACTTTTGAAAGTTCAATCGATACAACTGATGAAGATTTTCAAACTCGCTGTAATCAAGTTTCTTTTCGCCAAGTTCTACGAATGCAATGTGATTCAGACTAAAGCTTTCTTGCTGAGAGTAAGTAAACTTTTTGTATAGTTCAATGTAATCAAGAATAGCAATGCCGACAAGATCAAACGCAGTCTGTTGCCTGTTATGAATTGTTGTTGTTCGTTCACCAATCATCTTCCAAGGCGACAATCTCTTGGCAGTGTTCTCACCCATCAATCGATTGATACGATTATACAGATACGGAATATCAAAGAACTGAATGTTCCAGCCAGTCACAATGTCTGGTGATTCAATCTCCCAAGTCTCAAGAAATTTCATGATGAGACTATTCTCATCGCGGCATTTGAAGTAGACTACATCGTCACGATGATTTGTGAAGTCTCCGCAGCCGAACACCATGAACTTGTTTTGAATCTTGAATGTGATTGCAGTGATTGGTTCACTCGCCACTGATGGCTCCGGAAAGCCATTCTCTGAGCCGACCTCAATGTCTAGATTGGCAATTCGAATGTATGAGGTGTCGTATGGAACTTCATTCGGATACTGTTCATTGATATAGACATAAGCGAAGTTTGTCGATCCATATATCTCGAAGTTCTCTACTCCCTCATACTTTCGAATAAAATCGCTGGCATCTCGCATCGTTCCGAGTTCAATGGGCGAAACTGATTTGCCAAAGAGAGTCTTGTATTCAGACTCTTTGCCTGGCTTTGATGGCACGAACAGAATTGGATTATATTCTTTTCTGATTTGAAAACGTTTGCCGTTCTCATACCCACGCTCAAGAATATAATTTCCTGCTCGACTGAAGTGAGTGTAAAATTTCATTAGACAATGAGATTATTTTTTGCTACGACAATTCCTGCACCGAAGATTTCATTGTACTTGTTTTGAATGTTGATGTCAACACCAACGATATAGATGATAAAGTCTCGACTGATTTTGACTGATTTGTCTTCCGAGAACATAAGCATTGGTTGCATGTTTAATCCTGGTTTGCCATTGGCTGCCATGGCAAGACCGAGAAGGCAAGGATTTTCAATGTGAATATTGTTTTGATCTTGGTCTTTGATGACGCCAACAAAATCTTCACCTGTGATCAATTTGAACAATCTAACGTCGCTCATAATAACTCCATGAAATTAGAAGGGGGCTTTCGCCCCCTATTTTTATTCTGCTAGAAGTTGTTTCTCTTTAGCAGGTTTGCTTGCAGTAGTTTCCTTGACTGCAATTTTCTTTGGCTTTTTATGTTCTGGAATGAACATGTCAAGCCAGATGCGAAGCATGCCGTTAATCATCTCGGCATCTTTAACTTCCAAGTTGTCGTTCAGTAAGAACGTTCTTGTGAAGTTACGATTTGCAATGCCTTTGTAAATCCAATGATCAACTTCTGCGTCATCTTTTGATGTTCCCTTGACAACTAGTTTGCCGTCAACAAGTTCGATTTCAATTTCAGACTTGCTAAATCCAGCAACAGCAAGTTCGATAATGTATCGATCTTCGGTAACTTTTTTGATGTTATATGGGGGATAGTTTGGAATACCTTTGGTCAAATCGTCGTGCATTTTTGCTAGACGGTTGTATTGATCATCGAAACCGACATAGAGTTTGTCGAAATCTTTGAACAAGTCGCGGCCAAATACATCTTTGAGATATGTCATTTTAGTCTCCTTTTAAGCAAGATTAAACTTTGACGTATTCGTCTTTGTGGCATCCGCAGTCTGGACAGAGCCAAAACTGAGGAAGGTCTTTCCACTTTTTACCTTCTTTTTCTTCATCGTACTCATGACCACAAACATCACACACATATACTTCGTATGATTCCATGATTTCTCCTTTTCAGCGAGATAAAAATTGTCACCCCGAAAGCGTGACAGGCAGTTTTACCTAGGGTGCCCAGCCTAGTCCCATCCCGAATGAGATGGTCTAGTATGTATTTATACTAGACCAGGTGATGCTAGATCACGATTGCCATGCCATCCGACGGGAAATGAAGTATACGGTGCGACCGCTCTTGTTTTGTGCGGTGCGAATGCGATAACCTTCTTGACGAAGTTCGCTCATGCGGGCACGGAGATTACCGATGCCGAAGAGTGCGCGGGCTTGAGGTGCGGTGAGACCGCGATTCTTGCCGCGAAGAAAGGTGACGAGGGTTTGATTCTGGGTCATGCTGGTTTTAACAAATGCCATAATTATACTCCGTTTCAAATCAAGTTAAGAAATAGTGCTGTCTTTGCACTGTTATAATTCTCTCATAATTTATATGAGAAGTCAAACAATTTTCGGTTAACGTTTCGTTATTGCCGAAAACATCCAAATGTGCTTCGATAGAGCATCGATCCGACCAGCGATAAAGTCGCTCAGGCCATAGGTTTTGCTCTGCTCAGAGAGTTCGAAGAGAGGAATTAGTTGTGCTTTGCAGGTATTGAGGTCTTGAAGAGTTCTGGAAATCATCGTCATTGCATCGGCTACCATTGTTTCGTCGGCAATTTGGGACAACTCGGTGAATCTGGAAAAACTTCCTGGTGTGTATGCGCCCAAGGCACGAATTTCTTCGGCAAAAACGTCAACACTGTCTGAAATTTCTTGATAAAGTTCACCGAAAAGCTTGTGATACTGCACAAAGTCTGGACCTTCTACGTTCCAATGATAGTTTTGTGCTTTCAATTGTAGTGCGTATGCATTTGCTAGGGCAATTTTCATACCTTGAACAAGTTCTTCCATTATGTTTCCTTTAAAGTTTCGAGTATAACTTATTTATGATCGAATGTCTATAGTCCGTATCGACTTCTAGAAGAAATATAGTTTTGATAAATTTCGGATGCGGTCAATGCCCTATTATAAATTCGAACGTCTGATAATCGACCTGGAAATGCACTATCGCCTGAAGTATTTTGTGCACCAATCGCAATATCCATATTTCCAGAAGATGTTATTGATTTCCCCGCATCATTAGCAGAAGCGTTTAATACTCCGTTGAAATAAGTTTTCAGTCCAACATTATCATAAACTCCTGTGATATGATGCCATACATTAGTGGATAAAGTTTGACCACCATCTATTGCGTAAACCCCAGACACACCACCATCATATTGCCAAAATATTCTACTACTAGGATTAATTAGTAAACATATTCCATTTTCTACATTCACTTTATTAGATATAATACCCGCCCAATAATTCGGCGCGGAAGTTCTATAAACCCAAGCTGAAAAAGTACAAGAATTTCCGATCAAAAAGTTCATTCCATTTGTGATGTATCCAAAATCATTTGTTCCGTCAAGAACTAATGCTCCACTATTGTTTGAATTATATGATAAACCATTTGTTAAAATTAAATGATTATTTCTTCCACTTAAATCCAGCATTGAGGGAAAAGTTCCTTTTTCCATTTTCAAGTTTGTATAGTATCGATATCCTGTGTATGCACTGTTGCCATATCCAACGAACCAATTAAAATCATTATTGTAATCGCTTGGTGTGGTGATTAGATCATAACAATATTTCCACGTAATACCGTTCACGACAACCGTTTTTAAAACTGTTCCTATACCAATTCCAAGTGCAACGTGGGCGCCAGAACTACTATGTGCCCTACAGTGAAACATTCTGCTTCCGTCTGCGCAACTATAGTCACTAGATTCTGCATACCAACCACTTAAACAGTATGTTGTACTTGCAACTAATTGTGATGTAAGGTTGATTTGATATTCGGTATAAGCAACAGTGCCTGTCTGTCTTAGTACAAACGCACTGTCTCCAGGATTAGGAAACGCAATTACTTCATTCGTTGGATTACTACCACTCTCGTAAGGCATTCCAGAGCCACCACCAAACGCACTATTGGTATAGAAGTTTGATGAAAAGACTGTTTGGTTTTTGATTGTCCCTGCATCCATGAAGAAAACTAAACCATTAGCAACTCCGTTTGGTCCTGATGAAGAACTCATATTCCATACCTTCCGCGTTTACCTGCGTCCAAACACAAAGATAAATTCTCGGTGACTGATCTAGGACTGTAAAAAATTGCCATACTACATTTCCATTGGGCGCGTCCACTCTTCAGTGCTAAGAATGGCTAAGATTTCTTCGTGTGTATATGGACCTTCTGCGCCCGTGAGTTCTAGTGTAGAAGCAGGCCTTTCACCTTCCCACTTCACAAAAGTCTTTGTACCATCTACATTTTTTCTTACTGTTTCGGCAGATGATTCCAATACTTCATTGAAGTTTACTTTGTCTAACTCTGAGACTGAAAAGATTAAATAATTTCTATCGTTGTACATTGTGTTCTCCTGATTAAATAACATTATATCTATTTCTATGCGCCTTATACTGTACGTTCACCTGTGAAGCAGTATGAGCAACATCATTATAAACTTGCATTGAACCCATGTCTCCGGAATAATATCCCCATCCCCAAAACACTCCAACACTGCCCATATTTCCGCCGCCTAATACTCTAGGTGAAGATACCGTCAAAACATAATCTTGTACACCGTTGACATACATGGTCATCGTTGTTGCACTTGATCTTATAAATGCAAGATGCTGCCACGTTCCTGTGTTAACAGACGCACCGGTGCTTGTATAGTAGTTCCACTGTCCATCGTATTGAAGATAATATAGTTTTCCGCCATTTAATCCGTACCCGACGTTTACTGGTCCACCGCTCCAATGAGAGAAAAATCCCATCTGGGCAGAGGATGTTGTTCGTATCCAAAAGTATACGCTGCATACGGTCGACAATAATACTGGCGTGCTTGTATTACCAGTGACACTATCTTGCATAGAAAAATAATCGTTTGTTCCATCAAACGACATATAGCCTAGATGACCTGATCTAAATATTGGGCCGTTATTCAGTGTGCTATTTACATCCCCCTGTAAATCATATGCAGTAGAAGACCCAGAGGTAAATGATAGTGGTCGAGCAAAATCTATAGCATATGTTAAATTGGTGGGTATTAAACCTACTAGAGAATTTTGTCTCGACTGATTCGCCCAATTTGTAGAAACTCCGTGATTTAGTCCCATTTCTATACTCCGTACCTTCCACGTAATGCTTGAAAGTTTTGTATCACTTGTTGTGTGGATAACGCGAGATTATAAAATTTTACGTTACTGATTGAACCAGACCAATATGCCCCGCCGCCAGTCCAATCATAAATTGATCCACCTATTTTTACACTGTTGCTCTTATTGACGTTTATCGATGCATCGGTCCATGTATTAGTGGAGATTAGTACGCCATTTGCATATAGATATAATTGATTGGCAGTATGCGACCAAACAACTGTAATATTTTTCCATACGTTAGCTTGAAAAACAGAAGACACTTCTGGAGTAGGTCCGTTGGTATGACCTCCTCCAGTATTCCAATAAACAAAGCCTAAATTACTACCGTTTTGTCTTACTTGCCATTCCCAATCTAACCCTTTGCCTATTATTCCCCTAGTTTGGGAAATAGTTGATGGCTTACACCAAAAATCTATAGACGCACTATTTGTATTGTTCCAACTTAAATCTAAACCTGTATCTATGTAATCGTCTGTAGCATCAAAACTAAAAGTGCCATCCGAGGCATATGATAAATTTTGTGCGGTGATAGTATTATTATTTGTTAAATCTAAAATAGCCTGTGTGTTTGATCTTGTACCATCTACAAACGGTGAATAAATCGAACCTGCTTCCATTTGAACTTCTTTCAATTCAAATGAATGCGTATATGTTGTGTAATCATCGCCATCCTGCATAAACCATAAAACTCTTGTTGTATTAGCAGGCGTTGTTAAAGTAATAGAAGCTGTTTGCCAATCCTCTTTATCAGTAATACCTAATTGTGCTGTAGTAGCAAATGACATCGTGCTTATATAACTACCTCCGTTATAAGCTTGAATTTGAAAACGTAAGGTAGGAGTTC